GTCCAAGGTCTATACCCAAATCATTGCCATATGCAATCACTTCAGCCATATCCTCTATTTGCTCTCTCCAGTCTTTTCCGTTCTCTGCTGCTATTTGTTTAAAAGTCTTTTGCCCACTTGCCATACCAAGCCTCATAGCACTTGCTTCTTTAAGTGGATCTATCCATCTTCTTCCTGCCTGTATCCACTCATGCCTAAAATACTTTTCTTTGTTCTTTAAAAAATCAGGTATATCAAGCTTTTTAGAGTACACTGCACAAGTAATAAAAGCCTCATATATTTCATCTACCAAGTCTCCTAAGAGCTGTCTATCCTCTGCATACGTAAGGTTATCTTCTATCAATCCTTGTCTTGCACTTGAGTAATTGGTTTGACTCATATCTCTTGTGGTAGCCTCATAACTTAGTCCTTGTCCCGCTCCAAGCAACTGATTTTGAAGCTTTATATAAGAGGTCGCATCTGCTGCCTGACCGTTCGGGTTTACTACATCTATGCTTTCACCCGGATTTAATACCTTGATCATACCCGGAGATAACAGCTTCCCATCATATCCGGCTTGATTGGTTGACTTTACTATACCTCTTCCAAGCTCATCCGCTGCACCTTTTTTGATAAATACAGACATACAAGCTTCAATTCTTTGCTTCACCGACACTGCAGTCATAAATTCAGTGATATCCCTTACCCTCAGCAATGTAGGATTTAGATCACTCATCTCTCTTACTTGAGAAGGTCTTGTCTTTGAGAATATAAATATCATATCTTCAGCTTTTACGAAATAGGGTTCTTCCAGTAAGTACCCATCCTTACTGTATCTTCTGATGTGATACCCTACCGGTTCTCCATATTCATTTACTTCTACACCGTCCACTACTTTATTGCCCTCATAGTGTGGACTCATAACATCTTTATCTATCTCATCAACCTCAAGGCAGGAAAGCTTCAGTGGTAATTCTCCATCATCCGTATAACATTTCTGTATAAGAATTCCACCATCTACCCTCTTTCTTCTCTCAATCATTCTAAGCATTTGGATCAGATTTTGATTCTTAGAGATGTCACAGTTCTTTTTCTTAGTCCATATCCTCCACAGTTCTTCAATCTTGTTATTCAGTTCCTCATTGTCAGTCCTTGCTTGTAGAGTAAATCCTTCCCCTACTACATTTCTGTTGTATGCACTAAGTATTGCATTCATAATATCTGAATTTCTCTCAAGGTCTCTTGCCCTGGCTCTTATGTTATCCCTTGAGAAACTGTCAGTCATTACCGCAGGTGCATTATTTGCAGTCCAATTTCTATTCATCCTAGAAGAGTCTGCACTGTCATAATATCCTGACCTTATTTCATCAAGTCCTGTTCTGAAAGCCTGTCTTTTATATGCCCATGCCGGAGAGAAAAATCCAATTAAATTATCGAGCCAATTCATTTCTACCTCCTGTCAAATACAGCCACAAAAGTATTACTGAATAAATCAGTACCGTTATCCTCTGAAGCCGCCAATAAATCTTTCCTCATAGCTCTAAGCGTTCCAAGATCCGCTCTTGTCAGAGCTCTTGAACCTATCTTATAACTTTGTCCTGTTCTCAAAATTGATGATATTGCCTTATCAATTTCTATGATTTGCTCCTCATTTGTCATTGGTCTGTCCACTATAACCATCCTCCTTTATTTCCACCTGTAATCCAATCAGATTCAGTATCCTCCGCCTTGGTATTGTCTTCACTTGTCTCTTCATAACCTTCTTCCCTTAAGTTTCTCACTCCCAATATTTCAGCTGCGCACATGGCATATACTTCACAGTCAAGATAGTGGTTATCTATATGAGAGCGCTTTGGTACCCATCTCATTACATTGCCTGCAGATGTCTTCACCATAACCTTTTGCTCAGAGCTTAATTGATTTGCATAGTTCTCATCACAGTCTTTAAACACCATAAAAGAGCCCGGGCCGTTTTTCTTCTGCAGTCTGACAGCTATAGAGTCCTTAAAGGCACCACCGTCACATACTACCAACTGCAGTCCGTATCCCTTTTTATCAACTCTATTAAATCTATATCTTGAGTCCATAGGGTTTGATGAGCCTTTTACCGGTATTGCCCATTCCCTGTTTTCAATACAAAAGTCATATGTATCGTCCGATCTGTATCCACTATCAATAAGGCATAGGGCAACTACCATATCCACACCGTCTTCACGCTTATAGGTATCATTCATAACTCTTTCAATATCTGAAAAACTTCGTACTTGCCCATGAGTAATATTCTGGCTGGTTGTATACGCTCCGTATGCCCTGATAGTAAAATACAAAGAATCCTGCTGCACATCCACACCACCTACAAGCATTCTTGCCCACTTTGGAACAACGAACTCTTCCAAGTCGGTTTGCCTTTGTAATACAAGCTTATTACTTGTAGCAATCCTTGTATCTTCCCAGGCTTCTCCGAGCCATGAGTTGGTAAAGTTCTGCAACTTTTCAGGATCCTTATAACTGTCTAAGAACTCTTCCACTATATCGGACCACTTCAGAAATACTGAATAAAGAGAACTTATCCAAAATCCTACACTCTTTGCTGTTACTCCGTTACCTCTCTTCTTCACCACTCTCCATTCACCGCTTCTAAGCATCTTCATCTTGTCTGAATCTGTAATGAAACAGCCACACTCCTGACATACATATTTTGCAGTCTGTGCCCTTTCGTAGTTGCTCATCTTCTTTTCATCATCCTTACAGAACTTTATCTGATCAAATGCAAACTCTATCCATTCGCCACAGTGCGGACACTGCACAAAGTAATGTTTGACCTCATCCGCTCCGTCATGTAGCTCCCAGATATAATTACTCTTGATAGTCGGTGTGCTTGCAGCAAAGACCTTCTCAGTAGGCCTGAATGTCTTAGTTCTTTCCAGCGCAAGATTATAAGGACTTGCTTCTTTTTTCGTGGCACCACCCATCTTATCTATCTCATCAAAAAACAGATACTTTATAGGCTTTGAAGCCAACTTACTTGGAGATCCTGCTCCGGTAAGATATATAGGCATATGAGTAAACCTAAGCTCAAGTTCCTTTGATTTTGTCTCTTTGAACATCTTCTTTATTTCCGGCACAAGTCTGAATGCAGGCTTTAAGTTGTCATTGGATATATTCTTGGCCAGATCGTCACTTGGATAGACTATCATCGTTGGTGCCGGAGTCTGCATAATGATATACATAATCATATTTACCATTGCGCTGGTTCCACCTATCTGACTGGCTTTACAAAAGAATATTTTTCTGATATTTACATCATTAAAAGCATCCATTATCCCTACAAGGTATGGAGTAACATCATTAGACCACTTACCGGCTAAGTTGGAGTTGGAATCAAGAACCCTGTACCTTTCTGCCCACTGACTTACGCTTAGTTGTTTTTGTGGCTTTAGTGTTTCGCTTATTACTTTTTGAAACAGTCTTCTTGTTTTCTCTCTTGACGTCATCCTCTTCCTCTACTTCTTCTAAATCATCCTCGTTCAAATCAATATTTTTTCTCTTCCTGCTAATCTTATTCGGATCGTATCCGGAAAGTTCATTCAAAGCTATGTCTATTTCCTCTTCTACCTTCTTTATTGCCACATTTGTATCGGTCTCCCCCATGATTTCCATAGCCAGCTTTGAGGGCAATGTTGACAACTTGTTTTTGAAGCTTACAAGCATATTTGACAGGAACTCTTCCACATCTTCAGACCTGTGTGTTTCAGCCTTATATTCTCTCAACTTTTCAAGACTCATCTGTATCTTTATCTCTTCATGTCTGGCCTTTAAAGCCTCTAAATTCAAGCCTTTTGCCCTGCTTGAGTCCAAGTCCAATTTATACTCAATATACTCTTTTACACATGTACTTAACTCGTATTTTCCCGACTCATTCTTTTCAAATATCCCAAAATCTCTGCTTATATCTCTTATGTTCCTTGGACTCACCCCAAGGCACTCCGCCAGCTCCTTTTGATTAACTGTCATCAGCCACCATCACCCCTCCTTTCCAAGGGAAGGAAATCCCATTTTTTTCACTTTTTTTAAAGCCAAATCGGCCGCACCTCTCTGCCCCGCATAGGGGGTATACCCCCGGGAGTACCTTGTGTATTTTGTACATATTTTCGCCTTATTTCACTATATTTTATTGTATTATTTGTGCAATATTACAACAAAAAAGCTCTCATACACTGAGAGCTTCCTAAAAGGGGTATACATGAAATAGCAAACAAGAAGTATCTATTCCTTGTCACTGTATAAGTATATCATACACAATTGGACAAAAGTGAGACATCTTTATCATCTGCTGCTTCTTGAAACGCTTTATCACATTGTTTTAATATATGCATTGAGAGCCTTTACATGTAGCTTTCTCAAGTAAGATACTTCATAGTGCATCTCTCTTTTTATTTCTTTAAAGTCCTTTCCTTCAATGTATCTCTTATACAGTACTTGAATATACTCTTCTTTATCTGTTCGATGTATCCTATCAATTATCTGCTGCCTCTCTGATATATACAAACTCATTGCCTTATCAATTTCTTTCTGTATTCTGTCACGCTCAAGTACTGTCGCTTCAAGTCCGCCACTACCTGTAGATGTCTGAACTCTTTCATCTGACTTGATATTTCTAGTAATACCAAGCAATGATTCTTTCTCTCTATACAGCTGATAAATCTTTAAGCAAAGCTTTCGTACCTCAAGCAGCTCAGCTTTAGCAGAATTCATATAGCATAACCTCCTTCACTTTTAGCCAATTCTTTTTTCCAGGACTTTTATTACCTGTGCCATCTTTGCCGGCCCTATGCCTTTTATATTTGACAATTCAACTTTTATCAGTTCAATATTCAAGTCTTTCTTCTCAGGCCTGTTCTTTGCTTCCTCGATTCCGCTATCAAAACCATCCTTGTATATGCTCCTGATATAATTATTCATTTGCGTATGATCGTATCTTTTTATCCTCTCATATTCTTTTCTGTTGACTACTATATCTTTTTGTATTGCCATACCTACTCCTCACATTTTTCAAGTTTTATTTTCTTAAGTGTCTCTATCAGTTCATTTGTATAATCTTCTGCCACACTGCGTTTTATCTCCAATGCACATACATTCGTATACCATCTGAGGCTTGAGCCCTCGTCATTACTTATAGGCCCTTCAACATTTGTCTCTCCACCTTTAATATCCACAAGACTTCTTTCAATCAGATCCAAATACTCCTGTTTGAACATTCTTATTATACTTATATCACTTTCAGACTGGATTACTCTGTATGTCTTTTCTATAGTTACATTGGAAACAATATAAGGACTATATTCCCTATCTTTTGTATAATCATTGTTAAGTATTGATGTATCTATCATTTCTGAAATCTCATATTGCATATTTCCACCTTTGCCATACAGTATAGACTCCATTCTCTCCGGTAAGTCTCCAACAAGTTTTATGAGTGCTCCCTTAACTTCTTTAGTTATAAAATCTTTATGTATGCCTAGAGTACAATTTGGAGTATCTATAATCAAGTTATCATCTTCACTTTTATATATTCTCAACGAATCATACTTATATGCTTTCTTTATCAACTTCTCAAATACTGATTGCTTTATAAACATCTCTTGCTCCTTTCAATAGTCAACTAATAGTTGATAACCACTCACTAATTGAACGGTAATCCTTCATCATCTACACCATCCGGAATATTCATAAATCCATCCGCATCTACATTCGCTTCTTGCTTTTTACTTCTTCCTCCGGTGTTTTCGACCTTGCTGTCTGCAAACTCCTGAGTATCTATAATTACCTCAGTTGTATAAACCTTCTGACCTTCCTTGTTTGTATAGCTTC